TGTGTGTAAAGGTCGTTCAAGTGTTGCACTATCGCCTCCATTAATAACCTCCTCATAGGTTATTCTATTTACTCTTGGATCATGCATTTCTCCAAGATATTCCCATTTTATATCAGATTTTCCCAATCTGTCAATGATTGTATTTTCTATGTCCAATGGTGTTTCTAAACACTCAATAACAAAATCTGAATGATAATTATATGCGGATATTTTAACTCTAAATTTTTTAGGAGACATTTTTCCTTTCTAATAATTAAATGGGGCGGTTTTTAGACCGCCCCATAAATTAAGTGTTACGCACCTTCTACACCGAAGATACCTCTAGGGTCTGATACTCCAAATGAGTATCTTTCTCTAGCTTTGTATCTTACGTTGCCAGTGTCGAAATCACCCTCCATTGCAGTTGTTAATGGAGCTCTTGTGAACATTTTCATACCGTTTGGTACGTCTGTAATGATATAGAACGCATCAGAGTCAGTTAAATAGTTATTGACTCTGTATCCTTGCGGAATCATACCCATGGATACGATTGCATTGATATCATTATCAGCTGTTCCAGTTCTGCCTTGAGACTTCATAAGTCTTTCAGCTGTAAACTGAAGCTCTGAAGGAATAATCATTTTTACTCCTCTAGCTGCAACTCTAAGACCTCTTTCGTCAGTGATAGCCGCAATATCAATTAACGACTGTTCTAACGAAGTTTCGTTTAGATCTGCTTGAGTAGATAGTGTGTTCTTAAAAGAACCAGCTACCGTAGTATGCGAAGTGTTAAATAAACTTACACCATCACCAGACTTAAATGTATTAGTTGATGGTAAACCGTTGATTAAAGGCTCAACTGATTTAACTTGTTTCGCATTACTCATAGATCTTGCTAAAGCTTTTGTATATCTAGCAGCAAGTCTATCGTAAAGATTGTCTTCGATAGCCTCTTCTGTGATAGCAAATGCTAAAGCTACTGTCTCGTGAGTGTAACGAGCTGTGAAAGTTTCTTGTGCTGAATCAAAAGATACTCCTGATCCTTCACCTTTCACTTGTGCGTTTCCGAAACCAGATAACATTACTTCTTCTTCAAAAGCTCTGTCAGAAGTTTCGTTGGTATAAATTTCAGCATGCTGATTTTCATACCTTTTATATTCCAGCCCAAATAGTGCATTTAGGCCTGGTTCTAGTTCTTTGACTAGCTGTGAACGTGATATTGCCATTTCTATATGCTCCTATTAATTGTGGCCGTTGAACGAATTTAGCGTCGATACAACGATTACAGAATGGAACGCTGCAGTAGCATCCTCATTTTCAGGATCCTCTGCTGATCTTAACATTCTAAATTGTTTACCGTTAGCTGAAGTAGTTGCAATATCTAAAGTCGCTGATGACTTACCAGTAGTATCGCTACCTGCTGATGTGTTCATGTCATAAGTTTCTAAAAATGTTGTTACTCCAGTTGCTGCATCCGCTGCAACCACATACTGCTGGAAAGGATCGTCTATTACAAAGGCTGTTGTGTCTTCACTGTTAGCCGGTGTTATAGTTGCTTTGTAGAAGTTCGAGAATGTCGGCTTGTTAGTGTCCGCCGCATTAAAGAATATTCCATTCAAAACACCTATGATATCTGCAGCAGAACCGTTTCCGCCTACTACATAACCGCTAGAGATTTTTACACATTCACCATTGTAAATAGTTGTACTATGGCCAGCATCGATTTTGTATTTTCCTTGACCTTGAATAGATGGACCACCACCTAATCTGCTTGAAGGAACTAAACCGAAACCAGCTGTGTTTCTATTAGCCATTGTGTTCTTCTCCTATTTCCAATAGTTGTTTAAGTTAATTCGATAGTAGAGAAATAGTTAAAAAATTATTTCTTTGTACCACCGAAGGTTACACGAGACTGCCTCTCAACATTGATTGGCATCCTCTGGTCTTGCTCCTTCATAAGATCGTTTTCAACCGCTTCGTTTCTTTGCTTATGACGGTTAGTCATATACTCTTGTCTCTGCTTCGCAATCTCAATTGGTACCTTCGCAAGTAGAAGGCCACCGACCCCAATCACTCCCTTGTATTTACCTTCTTCAAGTACAGGATAGTCAGATGCATTTTCAACTTCTTCGGCACGAACTAATTCATAACCTTCTCTAATTCGTCCAGTTATGTTTTTCGTATCTTGAAAGCCGACGCTTTCTGCTCTAATCCATCTATACCTGAATCCATCAGGTGCAGGGGGTGCATCTAGAGAAGATGGTGGAACCCACACTTTTGGTCTTTCAGATTTAGACCGTGTTTGGCTCGCACGAGAAGTGTTTTTTTCTTTTTCCATGTTACGCTCCTTCCGTGTTTTTAAGTTGTTTTGCGTACTCTTCGAGTGGCACTCCTAATTTTTTAGCTATTGCTACTTGTGAAGAAGTGAGTTTCACAGTTTTGCGACCTGGTTTTACACTTCTTACAGCAGAAGCAACCGTCTGAACGGGAGTGGTCGTTTGCTTATCCTCATTTTTATCAAATTTATGAGGGAAGTCAACTCGTATTCTTTTATCAACTTCAGAATAATACTCGTCGGTACTAGGATCATACCCTTCTTTTTCAGTAAGATCCTTATGTATCTCAAAAGCAGTATAAGTCATTGCTCTATCTGTTCCAAACCAACTATTTTTAGCAGCCCAAGCCTCAGCTTTGGGGTCTGGGTTTTCTAGGGGTTTGGTAAGATTAGGTGCATCTTGCACTTGAGATGGTTTTTTTGGTTTTACCTCTTCAACATCTTCTTGACCTTGTTTAGCTTGTTCAAGTTTTGCATTCTCAAAAGCAAGAGTTGCAATTCTTTTATTAGCCTCAACTTGAGCCTCAGCATCACCACTTTGAATAGCTGCAGCCAATTCTTTTTGTGCTGCCTCTAATCCTGTTTGAATACTAGTCTCAAATTTTTTAATATAATCAGAGTCTGTTTTCTTAAATTTAGACTCTAATTTTTTTCTAGATTCCTCTACACCTTTAGCATAATCAAGAGCAGCTTGTTCTCTTCTTTCTGCTTCTCTCATTTTACGAGTTAGTTTCGCAATACGAGCTTGTACACCTTTACTGTATTCTTCTAGTTTACTATCGTCTTCTTTTGTTTCTTTTTTTTCTTCTTCAACTTTTGGTGTTTCTTGTTCCGTGGTTTCTGTTTCTTGTTTCGGCGCATCGGTTTCTACAACCGACTCGTCTTTTTCTTCCTCAATATCAACCGTAGCATCAGGTCCTGATGTATCGATAGGTACTGTCTTATTCTCTTCCTCTGGCATAGTTATCCTCCTATGTTAAAACTCATGCAAGATGTCCTCTGGACTATCAATTGTTGCTAAAATTTCATCGTCATTTAGCAGACGTATCTCCCCACCATCTATTTTTATTCGGCTGCCTGCATATCTTGCAAACATAACCCAATCATTGACCTTGCACCATGGACCTTCGGGATACCTCTCTTTATCCTTGTAACATTGAGATCCCATAGCAAGAACTAAACCACATTGAGATGCAACTTGTTGTTTCTCAAGTGTAGTTTCTGCCAATACTATTCCTCCTTTAGTTTTATCTTTCATTTTAAAAGGTAAAACTAATATTCTCCAACCAGTTGGTTTTGGAATTTTTGCCTCTTCTTTTTTTGATTCAACCCCAACTAATTTTTTTTCAGGTACTTTAATTTTTTGACTTGGGGTCAATATTGATGACTGTTCCTTTTCCATTTTGCTCCTTATCTTCTAGCAGGTTAGAGAGTTCCTGTAGTATTGCCTCTAGGGCAGCTATCTGTCCTACTATATACCTATACTTTTCCATATTGTCAATACTGCCTGATGTTATTGAGATAGATAGTGCCTCGGCTCTTGTTTTTATAAACTTAATTAGTTTTTTTATGACGGTTTCTAATTGCATTTTTACCTTTCTTAAAAATAGCAGCGACTTTTGATTTACCCATAACCTTGGCTCGCTGTTCTCCAACGGTTAGAATTTGTATCTTTCTTGCAAAGGGTTTTGATATTTTTTTAACTTTAGCAACAGTTTTTCTTGCATCTGTAGGTGTTGCAAATTTTATACGGACGGTATCTCTAGGATTTTCGTCCGTATAAAGTCTTCTACCAGACCCTTTAGGTTTTTTACCTGTTCCCTTTTTTGGATCTGCCACTTATAACTCCTTTTAAAGTTTTTGCTTGAGCAGCATGTGTTTTAGATGCTTTTTGCAAACCCTTCATAACTTTCTTTATTTTTGCTTTTGCCTTTTTCATTATTTTTTCTTTTTCTTCTTTTTCTTTTCTAGGAAAGCTCTTAAACCTGGATTTAATTTAGCTGTCCCACCTTTTTTCATCATGGGCTTTTTCATCATTCCTCCGCCCATCATTTTTGGTTTTTTCATTCCTGGCATTATTTTCTCCTTTTCTTTGCCTTAGACGGTAATAAACCTTTATTAACAGCTCTAGCTCTTTCACTAAAACCTAGTTTTTTACCTTGTCTAATTTTTCTTTTGATTGTTGATACTTTAGCAACCATTAACATTTCCATCTTCTACGAGCTTGTCTTAGTCTAGAATTAGGATCTCTCGCAGCTTTAGGAAACTTTTTCATTTGTCCTGCACTTCTAGCACAGAACGATTTACGTCTCTTAGCAGCTTTTGATCCTGGTTTGACTTTGCCAGTGACCGCTGTTTTTAGTTTTGAACCTGGATTTAATCTTCTATAAGCTTTAACTCCAGCTTCAGTCATCCCCGCACCTTTTTTTGTTGCACGAAAATTTTTTTTATTTCTTGGAGGCATTGTGCCTTTTGAATATTGTATTCTACCACCATCTTTTACAGCTACGCCATATTTTTTTTCTTTTAATTTTTTCTTATCTTGTTCCATTTCTTCTTTACGTCTTTTTAAAAAACGCTCTTTATCCATGGTATCTCTCATAAGATTATATGCTTTAAATTCTTTCTCTGCATCAGACATCATTTTGTCTGCTCCACCACCTTTTGAATAGTATCTTCTCATTACATCGTACCCATACGTCTTGCCATGAAACCACCACCCATAGCTTTTGTTCTTTTAGCAAAAGTTTTGACATTTGTTGGTTTACCACCGACACCTTGTGCCACTGCTCTTTTTCTAGAAACTGCTGATCGTCTTTGCCCCTCTGTCATACGTCTTGCTTTAGCAAGTGGGACACATTTTGGATATTTACGTTTTG